GTCGATGTCCTCGGGCGAGTCGGCGATCGCCGTGCGAACGCCCTTCGGCACATCGACCTTCACCCACTCGCGCAGCTCGCAGCCCTGCGCCGCGGCCATCGCGACGGCGAGCACGGCGCAGGCGGCCACTATCGACTTCTCACGACGGGTCATGCTTCCTGCCTTCCTGCGCGGCGATCTGCAGCGCGATCGCGTGGAGCGAGTTCCTGATCTCGTGGATGTGGCGGTCGTGCCGAACGAGCGTCTCGTCGATGCGCGTGCTCTCCGCGTCGAGGCGCTGCTCGATGCGCTCGAGGCGCGCGGAGATCTTGAACAGCATTCCGAATAGCGGCGCGAGCAGGATCGCCACGGGCGAGGCGAGGGCGAGGATCGTGTCGAAGCTCATGGGCAGATTCCGTCGATGGCCTGGGTGTTCGCGATGAGCCACACGAGCGAGCCGTCCTGCCGCCTGTGCGGGAAGATGATCACATAGGTGTTCACGGGTATCTGGACGGGCGCGAAGCCCGTGGGGATGTTCGCGATCGTCGCGCCGTAGGCGACCATCGTCGCGTTCGAGAGCTCGGACACGCTGAAGGCCGTGCCCGTGAGCCCGCCTGCCTTCGAGGTCGGCGCGGTGCCGTTGATGATCGCCTCGCGCCACTCGTACTGCCATCGGTAGTTCGCGAGCGGCGCAGCGGATGTGATCTGCGCCAGGAGATGATGGATCGGCTCGTGGTCCTGCGGCGCGCGGTTCGCGTCGGCGATCCCGAATCCAAGCCTGCGGTAGTCCTTCTCGACGGGGCGCGGCATCAGATGTACCCCTTGTTCGTGATGTCCCGCAGGATCGTGTCGCCCGCCCAGATGTTGTTGAAGTCCACCGCGGTGCGCGTCTGCCTCTTCCACTTCACTTCGGTAGGCGCGCCGCTCGTGAGCTTGATGCGGCCATCCACATCGACCGTCGCTACCTGCTCGTGGTGGTACCACGGGTCGTAGAGGAAGTCGAAGATGACCTGATAGTACTCGCCATCCATCTTCCCGATGTTCACGCCCTCGCAGACGAGCGTGTAGGCGGGGAACGATCCGAAGGTGGCGTTGTTGACGGTGCCCGCATAGGTGCCGAGCGTGGTCGCCGCGACGCTCATCGACTTCGCCGTCGCGTCCTGGACGAACTGCAGCCGCGCGCGCACCTGCGTGACCATCTGCGAGCGGGTCACCTGCCCGCCGCCGAACGCCGTGCCGCCGATGTCCGCCGCGGATTCATCGAGCGCGGCGGGCGGCGCGCCCGTCCACGAGCGGCGGTAGATCGGGGCCGTGCGCGTGATCGCGTTGTATTCCCACTTCGACGGCAGGTCGTACCGCGAGGCCTCGGTGGGATGCTTCGTGTACATGGTGTCGAGGTTCAGCTGCACGACCACGCCCGAACCCTGCCCGTCCGCCGCCTGCTGCACCGTGTAGCCGCGCACCCTCATGTAGTAGTTCAACCCGAGCGAGCTCGTGTACGGCGCAACCGTGGGCTTGGGCAGGACATTCTCGCTCCAAATCGTCGCGAGCATCCCGTCCCAGTCGAGGTACGCGCCGTCGTTACGAACGATGCGGTAGGTCGCGATCAGCTGCGATGGCTTCGAGTACTCGCCGACCGTGTACTGAAGCCCGACCGTGTAGCGTGTGAATGTGGCGGTAACGAGCATGGTTCAGAGTCCCGTCTGCGTCTGCACGCCGTAGATGGCCTTCGCGAGCGCCTCGGCCATGAATGAAAGAGGAGCCTGCCCAAAGGTCGAGTAGCCCTCGGACAGCTCCGCGCGCCTGGTTTCCTTTGCAAGCTGCGTAAGTCGCTCGGCCTGCTTCGAGTTCTGCGTGGTCGCCGCGAGCGCCAGGTAGTCGGCCTCGCCCGAGGTCGCGCCGCCGAACACCGATCCGAGCAGCGCCGCGCCCGAGGTCTTCATGTTCGAGAAGAAGTCGGAATAGGTCTGCGTCGTCGTCGGCCCCACGCCGCCCGCGGCCTTCTCGGCGAACGCGAACGCCTGCGCCATCGATGGAGCCTGGACCGCCGTCTGGTCGAGCCGCTCGCGTGCGGCGAGCTGCTTCAGGATCGCCTCGTTCACGCCCTCGAAGCCCTTTGCGGATGTGGTCGCGCCCGTGCGGAGATCCTCAAGCGCCTGCGTAGCGCCCTTCGATGCGGTCGCCATCGCCTCGGCCATCCTCGAGGCCGCGAGGAGCGGCGCGAGCGCCAGGCCGATGCCGAGGCCCGCGGTGCCCATCGCGCCGAGCGCGCCGCCCGCCGCGCCGAATCCGAGCGAGCTCGCGCCCGCCATCGCGATCCCCTTGCCCGCGCGTCCGCCTGCGCCCGCACCCGATGCCGTGGCCGCGGCGTTGATGCGCTCCGCTCCGCGCTTCATCTTCTGCTCGGCGACCGCGAGCCCGCGATCCATGCCCGAGGTGTCCACCGTCACGGGGATGTTCAGAGGTGCGACTTTCGCCATTACGAGTTCCTCGCCTTGTTTATGGATGCCGCGAGCGTGCTCGCTATCTGCCCCTGCATACCCATCGTGGCGCGCCGCATGAAGCGCCGCTCGTAGTGGCGTGTTCCGACCACGCCGCGCCGACCCTTGCGCCAATGGTTGTCACGCCGCACGAACGCGAGGATCGCGCGCGCGCGGTTCGCGTCGCCGCCGCGGTACTTGCCCTGGCGCTTGCGGATCGGCGCAGGCTTCGCGGTCTGCCCCTTCGGCCACGCGCGGAAGCCCGCCTCGTACAGGTGCGCGCGCCATCCTGGGAAGAACTCGCCATAGCGCCCCGTAAGGCGCTTGGGGATCGGGCGCTCGCCCGTGCGCACGCCCACGCCGAGCCACAGGATGCGCGACCGATCGGGCTTTCCGCCCTTCGGGTAGCGGGTGACCTTGTAGATCACATTCCGCTTCGTCTGCACCGCGCCCCAGTCGATGTTCGCGCGGACCTTGCGCTGCAGCTTCTTGCCGATGTCGCGGAGCGCGGTCTTCAGGATCTGCTCGCGTGCCCTGCCCGTGATGTCCTGGATCGACTTCACGACCTCGCGGATCGACTCGGCCTCGAGCTCAAAGACCGCTCGGATCTCCTGCGTGAGGCCGAACACGCGCTTGGGCGGTCGCGCTCGGCGACGGCCCGTGCGGTATTGGTTGCGTTCGATTTCGCGCTTCCAGTAGCCCACGGATGCCTCGCAGGTCGGGTATCTCGAGCTCGATGTTCACGAGCGCCGCGGGGTACGCCGCGAGGTCGGTGGCCCTCCAGTGCTTCAAGGCCGCGCGCAGGGCCGTGCGCGAGGCCTCGCTTAGGAACGCCCTTCCTCGTAGAAGAGCTGCACCTGCTGCCCGATCGCGGTCACGGCGTGCGCGTCGCACGCGAGCACCTGGTCGAGCGTCTCGAAGGCCCGCGATCCGTCCTGCTCGAGCAGGTGCCGCCACACGAGCCACGCGAGCATCGTCTGCGGCGACTGCTTCGAGTGCTCGAGCGCGTCGATCATGTCGAGCACGCTCGGCCTCGAGACGCGGTAGCGGGTGCCGCCGACCTCGATCTCGGCGGGCTTCATTCTGAGCGCGTCGGAGATCATGTGCGGGTGACCGCTCCCGACACCTGCAGCGAGAAGGTCGCGCGGATCACATCGCCCGCGTTCGCCGTCACGCTGAAGCCCGTCACGAATCCGCTGCCCTCGAGCGTGTCGCCCGTGGTGTGCGTGATCACGAAGGTCGTGGCGGCCGATTGAATGGTGCCGATGAACGACTCGAAAGCCGCGTGCGATGCCTCGAGGTAGAACACATCGAAGCTCATCGTGCAGTTCCGCAGGCCGTGGATGTAGGTCGCGTCGCCCGTGCCGATCTCGGTGCAGTCGATCGCGGTGCGGTTCTCGTTCCACGAGTACGAGCCGACTGCGGGAACGCTTACGCCGCCGACTACGAGCCCCGAGAGATTGGTGGTGATTGGCATGGTGTTATCCCTGGTAGTAGATCTGTGCGGTCGCCACGACTTCGGCGGGCGCGGCCTCGTCGCCCATCGTGACCTGGGGAGCCTCGGCGATTCGGTTCTGCCACACGATGGCGCGGATCACGATCGTTCCGACCGTGGTCGGCACATTCTTCGCCTTGACGAGATCGACGATGTCGAGCGCGGCGAGCACCGTCTCGGCGATCACGCGGTACTCGACGGTCGCCGCGCGGATGATCGCGGTGCCCATCGTCTGATCCTCGATCGAGATCACATCGAAGTTCACCGCGGGGAGCCCTGCCGCAGGCGGGCGGTAGGCGTGGGTCACGCGGCCCGATGGAACGCCCGAGATGCCCGCGCCTGCCACGAGCATCGAGCGGATCGCGTTCTCGAGCTGGTCGGTCGCGGCCATCTCAGTTCACCTCGGTGCAGGTGAGCACCGCCACGCGGTCGGCCTCGTAGGTGTTCGAGATCGAATTGATGCGGAGCGTCTTCCCGCGCACGACTAGACGGCCCGTTACGAAGATCCCGCATCGCGCGACATCGGGCCACCTGCAGCGCACTTCCCAATTCACCATCTCGGTGGGGCCGTCGGCCCAGGCGACCTCGGAGCCCGAGAGCTGCCGCAGCGAGACGCGCACATAGGGCTCCTCGGAGATCGAGTAGCCCGTCGCGTCGCCGATCGCGTCGGATGCGCCGAGCTGATAGACGGTCGCCTTGTAGCGAAGCTGCCCCGCGGAGATCATGAGAACGGCCCCTTGATGCGGAGATGCTCAAGCATGAACTGCGCGCCGAGCGGGGTCGGCGAGAGCAGCGTCGGGGCGTGCGCCTCGGGGTTGTTGTACCACGAGCCGACGATCGAGATTACCGCCTGCACGACCTCGTTCGGCTCGGTCGCGTAGCCCGCGCTATAGGTGACGGTGATCAGCGTGCCTTCGTCGATCGAGGGAGCGTCGAGGAACTCGATCGCCGCAAGCGTCTCGGATGTGTCGAGCCAGTAGCTCGCAGCGTCCATCGTCACCGCGCCCGCGTTCGCCGTGTAGGTCACGCTCGTGATCAAAGTCACGGGCTGCACCGCGAGAACGGTGCGCCTGAACTCGCGCAGCTTCATCGTGCGCGATGCGCTCGTGAGCCTGAAGCCGCAGTAGTTCTCCACCCACGCCACAGCCGCGGCGATGAGCCGAGTCAGCTCGGCATCGTCGTCGGAGTAGTCGATGCGGAGCGCCGACTTGACGGTGGCGGTGGATATTGCCATGAAAGGCTCGCGCGCGGTTTCCCGCGCGGGAGCCCAGGGGGAGCAAGAAGATCACTTGAACGCGAGGTAGCCGAACGCATTGGTGTTCGTCACCACGACATCCGAACGCTTCCACGCCTGCAGGACGGTCGAGAGCTTCTGCATCTGGGTGGTCTGATCGACCCAGAACTCGAGCGCGCCGCGGTCGTAGATCTCGACATACGACCAGTTGCCGATGACGGCAGCGACATCGTTCGCCGCGGTGGTGGTCGGCATGAACTCCGAGATGGAGACAGGCACGCCGTAGAGGGTGCCCGAGATGCCGTTGGTGAGCCCCTCGGGGACGCTGTCCGAAACCTGCCAAAGGTAGCGGTTGCTCGAGTCCTTGAACAGGCGCACGGTCTTCGCGACATCGTCGCCCATCAGCCACCGCAGGTTCGAGCGGTAGCGCGGCAGGATCTTGTGGGTCGCGTTGATCACATCGTCCGCCGCGAGCGTGGTGAGTCCCGCGCCAGTCGCGCCCGAGCCCGTGCCGACATGGCGCTGCCCCGTCACGGCCTTGATCGCGGTAATCGCACCCGTCGGCTGCGCGGGCGCTCCGGTCGCGCTTGCGGCGCCCGAGCCCGTCATAAGGAACTGCTCTTCGGCCTGGTACACGCCCTCGGCGACACGACGCGCCAGGAAATCGCCGCCGTTGATGTAGTCGGCGTAGGCGAACTTTGTGACGGGCACGCGGCAGCTGAACGCGAAGTCTCCGACCGTCTTGCGACCGAAGGTGATCGAGCTCTCGGTGACGCTGTTCGTCGGCGAGCCGTAGCTGTCGGTCGTGGTGGTGGACTCATCGACCAGGTATCCGGTCGGGATGCTCGCGTCTACCGTGATCTGCTGGTCCGAAGCGACCGTGTAGACGGTCGCCAGGTTGCGGAGCACGAGCGACTTGCCCGCGAGCTCGACGATGCGGCGCTGCATGTCGGTCGGCACGGGCGCGTTGCTCGTGCTGTTCGCGTTGCCGTTGATGGTCGCGCGGTACTCGCTCATGTCGCCCGTGAGCAGGGCGCGGGCGAACGCCTGGCGCGATGCATTCTCAGCCGACACGCGCGCGGGGGTCTGCGCGGAGAACTCCGGGCGCGCGAGCTCGGAGCGGAGCGACTCGATGCGCTGCATCCGCGCGATCGAGCCGTCGAGCTCGCGGTACCGAGCGTCCATCTTGTCGAACTGCTCCTGCTCGAGCGGGCCGAAGTCGGCACGCTCGTTCAGCGCCTGCATGTCGGTGAGAAGCTTCTTCCGCTCCTCGAGGAGCCCCTTCATGTCGTTCCAGTCCTTCGCGGTGCTCATTTCATCTCCAGTCCGCGCAGGTAGATCGCGCGGCGAATGCGCTCGCGATCCGCAACGCTGCGGAGTGCTGAGCTTGTTTGCGGATAGGCTGCGTCCTGCACGATTGAGATTTCGACGAGCTTCGCGCGCTTCACGAGCCGCTCGGTGCGGTCGCGGTTCCACGAGTCCTCCTCGACATAGAAGCCAAAGGACATCTCGCCGCTGAGGTCGCCGCGCTCGAGGAGCACGCGGACATCGCGACCGAGCGTGGTATCGGGAAGCTGCGCGTCGAACGCGAGCCCCTGCCGATCGCTTCGCAGCGTGAGAGTGCCTGCCCGCGTCCGTGCGAGCGGCATCGAGGAGTCGTGGTTGTAGTACAGCTTCACATCGCCGCGCTCGGAAAGCGTGGCGTTGAACGCGCCCGGCGCGATGCGCTCGGTGAACGAGCGGCCCATCTCGACGATCTCGCGCGAGTCCTGGTTGTAGACCGCGGCGTATCCCGCGAGGCGCGAGCCCGTCACGCTCTGCTCCTCAGTCTCGATCGAGCGCCTAGAAATCATTGGCCGTGCCCGCTTCCTGCGAGGTGTCGCTCCCCGCGTTCGTGGTGCCGCCGCCTGTGCCCATGTTCTTCGCCACGATCGGCTCGTCGAGCCCAGGCAGCGGCGCGAGGTCGAGCATCCCGCGCGCCTCGTTCCGCGTGATCACGCCCGACTCCACGCCCGTCCGGAGCGCGGCGAACTGCTCCGCGAGCGCAGGCTTGTGCAGATAGTCGGTGTCGAACGAGAGATCGGAGCCCGCGAGCTTGTTCAGGAGCTCGGACCTCCACACCTCGAGCCAATGCGCGATGCAGCCGTCCACATAGGTGCGGCCTAGCCACTCGAGGGAGCCGTATGCACCGCCCGACGCGGCCATGCCGAGAAGGTGGGTCGGTACTCCGTAGATCCGCGACACCTCCTCGATCGAGTAGGCGCGCGCTGCGGATATACCCTGGTCATCGAGCGTGCTCGAGATCCGCTCCACGCGCATCCCCTCGGCGAGCACCACGGGCTTTCCCGCGTTGATCGCGCCGGAGTGCTTCGCCACATAGTCCTCGAGGATCTTCTGCCGAGCGCCCTCGGAGAGCGGGCCAGGGTGCACGAATGCGATCTTTGGATTTCCCGCGTTCGACATCACCTGCAGCTGCGCGGCCTCCTGCGCGGCCATCACCTGCAGCGAAACCTTGCACAGGTTGATCGGGGACTCGCCCCACAGGCCGTCGAGCCCAGGCGCGCGGATGTGCAGCATCGAGCTCATCGGCACTTCGCCGTAGCTCGTCGTGCGGTAGAAGGGCTCGGCACGCACGAGGTCGAGCGACACGCTCTCGGGCGCGCACGGAAGAAGCTCGAGCAGCCCGCCGCCCCGCGTGCGGTTGATCACGGCAAATGCGTTCCCGTAGAGGAGCGCCTGCATCGTGAGCGATCTTCGGAACTCGAAGCCCGACTGCCATCGGTTCGGACGGTCGAGCAGCGCCGACACGACCGAATCCGGCGTGTCGAACTTCGTGCGCGCGATGTCGTTCGCGATGAGCGTGGCCGCGCGGTAGACGGGCGTGTATCGAAGCGCGTGGCTCGGCGTGATCGTCGGAACGCCCGTGCTTTCCCACGCGATCGGCAGCACGCCGTGGGTCTTGTAGTGCCCCCAGGCGTTCCCGCGGATCGAGTGCCACAGTCTGCGGAGCATCCTCGAATTTGAGAGGAGACGAGCCTGCAGGATCGCACCTAAAGCAATCTGCAAGAAAAAATCTCAGACTTCGTAGCAGCTCGCGCGCTTGCCGCCCCAGACATGAATCGCCATGATCGCGGCCACGAGCGGGTCGATGATGCAGTACTCGCGGCTCTTCACGGGGCGCACATTCCCGTTGATGTCGGCCTTTGCGTGCGCCTCGGCGCACGATCGGCGAAGCACGGGATCGTCGCCGACGATCAGTTTTGAGCCCTGCCACAGGTTCGCAAACAGCTGGCACCCAGGGCCGAAGGTGGCGATGCCCATGTGGTACGGCTGCAGCGGCACGCCCTCGGCGATGAGATCCTCGGCAAGCGACTTCGCCCCCCATCGGTCGTAGCCCACGATCCGCAGGTCGTAGAAGTCGCGCAGCTCGAGGATGCGCTGCCTGATCGCGCCGTAGTCCACCTCTCGCCCTGGCGTGAGGTGCACCTTCCCGAGCGTGCTCCACAGGCGCACGGGCATTCGGTAGTCGAGCTCGCGCTGCGCCACATTCTCTTTCGGCCACCAGTAGTGCCCCTCGAGCACTACGCGCCCGTCCTCGAGCGGGATCGCGAGCACGAGCGCCGTCATGTCGAAGCTCTTCGAGAGGTCGAGGCCGCACCATGCGGGGCGACCGCGCAGCGCCTCGCGCTCGATCGCCTGCCCGCCAGGCCACAGCGCCATATCGAGCCACCCGCCTGTGTTCTCGTCGAGCCGCGCGGCGTGGTATCTCGAGAACTCGCCGCGGCCCGCGGGGCTGCGCTTCATCGTGTTCCACGAGCGCCGCAGGCTCGCGAGGTCGGGTTGCCCGAACGGGAGCCCTGGGTTCGCCTTCACCCACGCGCCCTCGTCCTCGAGCGCGTCCGAGGGGTCGATGCCGTACAGCATCGGCATCGTCGCATCGTCCTCGACCTCGCCCGTGAGGATGGCCTCGCCCTGTTTCGTAAGCTCGGCGTACTGGTTGTCGGCGTTCGCGCCTGGAGTCGTGATCAGCACGCCGAGCGACTCGACGCGCTTTGAGCCTGTGGTGAGCAGCTTGGTGAGGAAGCGCCCGCGGTACTCGGCGCACTCGTCGGCGATCCACAGGCTCGGGTTCAGGCCGTCGAGGCTGCGCTCGAGCGCGGGGAGCGCCGTCATCTCGCAGTCGCTCAGGGGCCGCGCGACCTTGTGAAGCCGCACCTTTAGCGAATCGTCCCCCAGTCGGGTCGCCATCGTCTTCGCCGTGTCGAGGCAGATCCCCGCCTGCTCCTCGTTGTTCGCCAGGACATGGACGCGCCGCCCGTCGCCCTGCAGGAGATCCCACACGGCGAGTCCCGCCATGAGCGTGGTCTTCCCGTTTCCGCGCGCGATCTGCACGATGCCGAGCTTCACGCGCCGCCGACCGTCCGAAACCCATCGCCACCCGATCAGGTTCGCGAGAACCCACGCCTGCCACGGGTGCAGCTCGAAGGGCTTGCCGCTCGCCTCGCCGACGAGCGACAGGCGGCGGTAGAAGTCGCCGAGCGCGTTCACGCCGTCCTCGTCAAGCACGAGGTCGGCTCGCTCGAGGTCGGCCTTCCATCGCTTGCAGGCGGCGTAGATCCACCGCCCCGCAGGCTCGCGGCCCGCGAGCACGGCCTCGGCGTAGCCGCGCGCGGCCTCGACGGTGGTCACGGGGCGCTCCCTGAG